GTCCTCGATGGAGGTGCCTACCTTGAAGCGTCCGGTGACGTCATCGAGGATGTCGTGGGCCTGGCCGTCATTGGTGGGCGCTCCAAAGAGCGAGGTGAAGTGCTTGCCGCTGGCCGAAAGGCCATGCAGACGGGTGTGGTAGAGCTGGTAGGTGGTGACAGAGCCATCTCCGCGCCGCTCCTCTCGGAGAACTGGGAAGATGTCGTAGCCGATTACGAGTAGTTGATTCACGAGCTGCTCCCTATGTGAGTACACTAGGACCCTGTTGGTCACCCCGCTTATGACGAGAAGTCTGGATGTTTTCTGAAGATCCCTACTCTTTCAATCTGGATGAACTGCACCAGTACGAGGACTACCCAGAGCCGTGGGACATGGAGCCTATGCTCGATGACCCGGAGGATTGGGAGTACGAGGCGATGGTCGAGGACCTGCGGGAGTACTTCTCGCTGAGTCCCTCGCAGTTCGTCGAGCAGGCGGTTCTGGTTCCGGATCCTGTGTCGAGGTCGCTGGTTCCCTTCTCCTTCACAGAGCGTCCCTACCTCCGCAGGATCTACGACACCCCGAGTCAACGCACCCTCCTGATGTGTGGCCGCCAAGTTGAAAAATCCACGTCTCTGGGCAATCGGATCTTCGCCCGCTCCTGTCTCATCCCCCACTTCAAGACGCTGTACGTCTCCCCCTCGAGTACACAGACGAAGGAGTTCTCCAAGACGCGCCTCAAGGAGACGATGGAGACGAGCCCGGCGGTCAAGACCTGGTTCCCGGAGCACCTGACCGACAACGTCTACGAGAAGCGGGCCATCAATCGCAGCTCCATCGCTCTACGCTACGCCTTCCTCAACGCCGACCGTTGCCGTGGGCTTTCCTCCGATGAGGTCGCCATTGATGAGTTCCAGGACATCCTTCTGGAGAACATCCCGGTCATTGAAGAGTCTGCGTCCCACTCCCCGTTCAAGATCTTCTCCTACTCCGGCACTCCGAAGAGTCTCGACAACCCCATCCAGTACTACTGGGACACCTACAGCACCCAGAACGAGTGGGCGATCCCATGTGAGGGGCACGGTACGCCGAAGGACCCCGGCTCCTGGCACTGGAACATCCTGGGTGAGACGAACATCGGGATCAACGGTCTCATCTGCGACAAGTGCGGGAAGCCAATCGACCCCGCCCACAAGATGGCCAAGTGGGTCCAGATGGGGAACCCGGATCCGAAGTACGACATCTTCGAGGGCTTCCGCATCCCGCAGCTGATGGTGCCGTGGATTGAGTGGTCGAACATCCTCACAAAGTACAACTCGTACCCTCGCCCCAAGTTCTACAACGAGGTCTTGGGGCTCTCCTTCGACTCCGGCCAGCGCCCCCTCACCCAGGCCGATGTCTTCGAGAACTGCGACCCAGATTTCAAGCTCACAGCGGAGTACATCAAGGAGCTTCGGAAGTCTCTCACCAACACCCACATCTACGCCGGTATCGACTGGGGCCAGGACAGCACGAACTCCTACACCATCGTGGTGCTCGGGGCATACATCAACGGCAAGTTCACCATCTTCTTTGCTCACCGATACGTCGGCCAGGAGGCAGAGCCTAGAGTCCAAATCCAGAAGATCAAGAGGCTCATCACCGCCTTCGGTGTGTACCGGGTGGGCTGTGACTATGGCGGAGGCTTCTGGCCGAACGATGAGCTGATGCGTACCTTCGGGCAGAAGAGGATCCTCCGCTACCAGTACTCCACCCCCTCCGTCTTCGTGAAGTGGGACCCCAAGCTCGGGCGCTTCATGGTCCACCGCTCCGAGGTGATGTCGGCCATGTTCAACGCCATCAAGCGACGGGACGTCTTCCGGTTCCCGCGCTGGAGTGACTGGGCATCTCCGTTCGCCTCCGACATGCTCGCCATCTTCTCCGAGTACAACGAGCGCACACGCATGACCGAATACAAGAAGTCCCCGAACAGCACTGACGACACCATGCACGCCGTTCTCACATGCTTCCTGGCATCGATGATGGACTTCCCGCGACCGGAAATCTTGGTTCCGAACGCACGCGTCGACGGCGTATAGCTAAAGAAGCGGGCGTGGGGTAGTTCCCCCACGTCGGCTTCCGCACGGTCGGTTCTACGCCGTGGCGACCTTGACCTCGTCGGCCTTGATCGCCATCTCGATGATGGGCACCACCTGGCTCTTCGCGGACTCGGGCAGATCCTTGGTCGCTGCGTCGATGATCTTCTTCTTCTCGGCAGCGTCGCCGACACCCTTCAGCTGGGCAACCAGCTTCTTGATGTCTGCGGCCAGGAACTCGGCACGGACCTCGGGGTCCCGGCCGAAGCCGTGCAGCACACCCTCGATGGCGCCTGCGGTGACGAGTCCGGTGCCAATGACGGCGGCCGGGTGGGCCATGATCTCGTTGTCGAGAGCGTAGCCGACGCCATACATGGCGCCGCCCGCTCCGACTGCGGCCGCCACGGGGCGTCCAACGAGACCGAGGAGGTCCTTCGAGAACTTGTTGACCTTTGTGATGAACTTCTTCACTAGCTTCTCTCCCTTGCAAGGTGAGTTTCCGAGAGTTGAGTGTTCTCGGACACATCTTTATGTCCGTAAACACCTGATTTTTTCAGTCGTCTAGAGGGCGGAGGCCAAAGCCTTGCCGAAAGCGGTACCGAACTCTTCGAGGAGCTCCTCGTCCGCATCGTCGTACTGGCGCATGGCCTCTGCCTCGAGAGCAGTGAGGCGACTCTCGAGTCCCTTCACGACTTCGTGGAGAGCGGCGTTCTGCGCGAGCGCCTGCTTGAGCAGTCCCTTCGCGTAGGGTCCGACATCTCCCTCGTCGACGGTGAGGAGCTTCTTCAGGTCCCCGATGACCTGGTCGGTGTATCCTCGCGCCTTGGTCTCGAGCTCGTGAGCCGTCTGTACGGCCCGGCCGGCGGTCTTCGCGGCCTGGGCGGCCCGCCCTGCAGTGTGATCGGGCTTCGGCTGCGCCTGCGGCTTGTGGGCCTTCGGCTTGCGGTCCTCGCGCTTCTTCTCGGCGTGGGTCTTGCAGGCTGCCTCGTGGGTAGCCTGAAGAGCGTCCGCCATCTCCTGCTTGGCCATATAGACCTCCCTGTTGATTGCGTTCGGAGATCTTATGGCGGAGGAATCTCTACTTTTTAGATCCCTTCAGTACGCGGGTCAGGGTGTCGACGACCGAGGCGGGAGAATCCCCCAGCGCGTACCGTTGAATGTCTGGGTCCACTCCGGTGTAGAGCTCTGCGTAGATGAGCGCGGAGACACGTAGTCGTCGTCGGCCTTCAGCAAGCTGTCGGTGAAGAGCTTGGAGTTCAAGGGAGGTCGAGTAGGTCTCGTGGGTGGCGACGTAGGTGGTCATCGAGATGCACAGGGACAGGAGAGTCTTCCATGGCTTCCTGACCTCGGCTGCCTCCGAGAGGGAGCGCAGGTCTTCTTCATCCACCCGCAGGAACACCTCTACCCACGACTGCATCTCCGACATTTGCCAGTTCGTGGCTTTACTTTGCACGAGACACAGCTCGAATAGCTCCTTGGCGTACTCCTTCGGCATTCGCAGAGGGTCGTCCTTCGCATCAAGGATCCGCAGCACAACGTCCATCTGGGACTGAAGGCGCTGTACCTGTGACCGCAAGAGGAGGAAGTCCTTCTTGGTGAAGCCAGTAGTCCTCGAGGTCTCTTGCATGTCTTGGTGGAACTGTCCCACGTCGAGAGCAGCGAGCCAGTACCTACGGTCACCCTGCACCCTATGTGCGCTCAGGAAGCCCTGCTTGATGTACTTCCTGACCGTCCTCTCTGTAACGCCGAGAAATCGAGCAGCTTCCTGGAGAGTCATCAACTTTGTGGACATTCGGTCCTCGACTCTGTGGACAAAGGGAATAGGTGGTCTCTCAGTGGGTAGTCTATAATCCCACGAAAGAGAAGGTTCTCATGACCGGCCGAACTGTATTCTCCGCTGTGAGCCCGGAAAATCTCCGGACCATTGCGCGGGAGGCAACAAGCGACCACATCCAGCATGGCACGGAACTGACCGATGCCGTGGTGAAGGCCGCTTCGTTGTTCGGGCGTTCTCTCACATCAGAGCATGTTCGGCGCGTCTGCGAGATGGCGTACCACGACACCTTCGAGCGGAAGTTCCGGGAGAAGGTGGGCGGAATGGATCGTTACATCAGTTTTGATCCTCCGAACGCTGTGGAGGCTGCTAGCCGTCTGCGCGCAGAAAAGGTAGCCTCTGCTCGACCGCAGGAGACCCCTCGTATGACTATGACTTCCGCCATCGAGAAGGCCGCTTCGGCCCCGCGACGGTTCCAGCAGGTCAATGCTTTCGACGAGGTCTGCAAGTCGGCTGATGCCGAAGACCCCTCGAAGGTTCTCTGGTTCAATCCTCTCTCGGAGCTGACTCGGCTTCGGAGCGAGATGAAGGAAGCCGTCACCGAGCTCGAGAACCGACACTCCGCTCTTGAGTCGTCGGAGAAGTTCGCCTCCAGCGACCTCTTCAGCCACGCGGTGCAGGCCGTGAAGGAGGGTGAGAGTGTCGCCGGTGTCCTCCACGCGTGTCTCGGCGCCGTGAAGGTGGCTGACTTCGACATCAACGCCCTGAACTCTGTAGTCGACGAACTCACCGTCCGGCTCGGCGCATACGGCTGCGAGATGGGGGCCACCAAGGTCGCCAACCTCGGTGCGGTCAACCCGAAGCACCCTCTCCCGCAGCAGTTCTCCAAGCTGGCAGCTCTGCGTCATGAGCGGTTCCACGTCGAGTACGCCCTCGATGAGCTTCGGGACGACTGGGATCGGGTGAACGGAGAAATCCGTGCCCTCATCCAGTGACCTCGAGCTAGAGCGTGCCCGAATGGCGAACCTCCGGAAGGAGGCGAACTTGAGTGGAGCTGTTGGAGCTGCGGACAGCGCGGCGAAGGCGGTCTCCGCCCTTGGCAAAGGCATCTGGAGAGGGGCAAAGTGGCTTGGGGGTGGCACGAACCTGGGCGGTGCTGGGATACTGGCAGGTGGGACCATGGCCGCTGGGGCCGTCCCGGAGATGGTACGGAAGGGTCGCCAGGTACAGGAAGAAGCCCAGGCTCCGTGGCAGGGCAGGAGGATGAAGGTATGAGGGTTCCCGACGAAGCCTACGTTGCTCACTCCAGGGGCGAGATCTCTGACGAAGAGTTTCAGGGGCTGCAGAAGTTCGCCTCCCTACTTGGAGAGCCGTCCAAGGAAGCAGCGTCTCCCAATATGGAGAACATCCAGCAGGGCCTCCTGCATGGAGCCAGTATCGCTGCTGGAAGCGCGGGCATTCTCGGCACCGGGGCACTCGTGGGTAAGGGGGTCTCCTCCCTGCACAATCGTCTGACCTACAGGCGCGACCTCAATCGGGTGCTTGATGTTCATCCGGACATCGGGGAGAACTACTCTCCACGTGATGTCAATCTCGCCTTCTCCTCGCTGCGGTCCATGAACCCAGACATGGCGAACGACCCGCTCATCGGAGGCAACCTCCTCTCCCAGATCCTCCGCAACCGTGACATCACTGATCCTTCCAAGGCTCCGAGATTCCCGGCCGACGTGGCCCTGTCCCTCTACTCCGCGAAGAGAGGGTACAGGGACCCAACTGGGGATGTCGTCGAGCAGTCGCTGAAGTCGGGCCTCGGTGAGATGGGGAAGGAGCTGAAGCACCGCAGGACCATGGGGGCGAAGCCGCCAGGTGGAGGCCGTCCATAGCCTATGGAGAAGTACTCGCTGTACCCAGGCCGAGATGCCAGTGGCCGTCCCAACGTCCACCTGGTCGAGCCTGGTACTGCGTATGGCCTCAACGAGTCCTCGTGTCTGGAGAAGACGGCCTCCGGCGAGCACCTCCCCGAGGTCATGGAGCTCGTGGCCTCCCTCCAGCCGCAGTCTGACCGGCTGTATCTTGTGAACTCAGCGCTCGGGGCAGGCGAGTACGTTGGGTTCAATCTTCGCGGTGACTGGTTCACCGAGAAGGGATTGCTCCATACCCCACCCGGCTGGGATGACATCCCGGTTTGGGACATCGATGCACGAAGGCAGGCAGCGAACTGGACTGAGCACGTGCCGGGATGGGGGGAGCTTTGCTGGGGGTACCCGACCTTCTACAACGCGCATCGATTCCGTCACCACCAGAACAAAGACCCGAACCGCGCGTATGGCTACGTTCTCGGGGCGTTCTGGGATCCTCGGATGCACCGGGTCATCCTGGTGTCAGAACTCATCAAGGACATGTGCCGGAACCTCGGCGCCATGGACTTGTACGAGAGGATTTCCCGTGGGGACTTCCCGGACACCTCAATGGGGGCGAAGGTCCCGCATGACAGGTGTTCCATCTGCGGACAGCTCTCGAAGAACCCCTCGGGGTACTGCAAGCACTGCCACAAGAACGCGATGCCCCCGTACGGAATGCGGTCCATCCTTCCCGACGGTCGGATGTGTGGGGTCTACAACGATCAGCCACGCTTCTTCGATGACTCCTACGTCTTCATCGGTGCCGAGCGGTCGGCCAAGGTCATGTCGGATGTCACCGGGATGGTGGCAGGCCAGCGTGGGTACACACAGAACATCTACCCGTATACTCCTCCCATGCAGAAGGCGGCCGCCATGCCCAGCCCGGAAGAGGACGGCAACCGCACCGATGCCGAGCGGTCTCCGTCGGAGGAGCGAGACGACACCAACCTGTCGGACGCCGCCCGCAAGATCTTCGCCATCCCGACTCCGGACGACACCCTCGAGGCCAAGCTGGAGCGCCTGATCTCCGGGCTGCCCCTCTCCAACCCGAAGGAGCGTGAGATTCTTCGCTACCTGCAGACCAAGCAGAAGACGGAATCTCGCTTCAAGAGCGGTGATCTCTCTGAACGAGAGTCGAAGCTCGTGCTGGGTGTGGAGAAGCGGAGACTCAAGCATATCGGTGTTACCGAAGGGGATATCAAGGCGGTGGAGAACAAGATGAGGGCGCGGGAAACCGACCTCGTCAACGAGAAGACCTCCTCCATCAAGTGGGCTGAGATCCTCAAGCACATTCCCGCCCCGTCCCCGGAACAACTCTCCGTCGTCAATGACCATGACGCGCAGATGCCTGATCTACCTGACCACGTCCTCGACTTCCTCGGGGAGGATCCGGGGCCACGCATCCGTGCTTGCAGTCATCTCGGGGTAGTTCTCCGTCCAAGAGAATTCCAGTACGCCCTCCTCAAGAAGATGCACCCCGAGGAGGCCCAGGATTTCCACCAGAGGGGAGCTGTGTTCCGGTCGGAGCCACCCCCGCTCTCTGGGGAATCTGCGTACAACCCCCTTGCTTCAACGTCTTCCTCTCTCGTCCAAGAACTCGCGGGGATGATCGGGGATTTTCTCATGAAGAGATCCCTGGCCCCCGCTGCTGTGCGAATCCGCATGGTCAAGAGCCCGGGGTCGGGGACGAGAGAAGAGGTAGAAGAGCAGGACCATCCTCTACTCGAGAAGGTGTCCTCGCTCTACAATGAGTACCGAGGTGGACTGCTGGCTCGAACTCCTGATTGGAGGTATGTGCCTGTCGGTTACCCACCGCTCTGTGACTTGGCCGAAGAGGAGAAGCTGGCGTCTGCTTCACAGAAGTTGAGCAACGATCTGCTTCGTCTTGCCTCTTGGCCTGCCTTACCCGTAGGATAGTCAAGCTCGGCCGAGGGGCCACGTTCGCGATCCCCGTAGACGCCAATCCAAACCCGAAACAAATCCGAATCCGGAGAACAAAATGTCTCTGATCGACGAACTGGCCAACAATGGTTTCACCGCCGAAGACCTCGAGAAGGCCGCATCCGTGCGCCTGTTCGAGAAGGTGGCCACCGAAGACGGCATCGACCTCAGCACCCTCAGTGATGAGGATGTCGACACACTCTTCGGTCACTTCGTGACCGAAATCCTCCCGCACATGACCAACGAGGACGCGGGGCAGGCCGCCGACGACCGCGAGAAGGCCGCGTCCGTGATGCTCTTCCAGAAGGTCGCGAGCGCCGAGGGCATCGACCTCAACGACTACTCCGAAGACCAGATCAACGGCATGTACGGCGTCTTCCTCGACGACATCCTCCCCAGCATGTACCAGGAGGAGGAGAAGAACGCCGAGGTCGAGGAAGCCCAGGCCAAGCTGGCCGAGATGGACATCCTCGGTCGCCACATGGCCCGCGCCTACCACGACGAGCTGTCGAAGCTCGGAGGAGGGTTCGTCGAAGGTGTCCGTCGTGCAGCGACCGGCGCAGGCATCCGGGAAGGCATGGAGACGCTGCGGCAGGGCAAGAAGCTCAAGGGCGCAGGTGAGATCGCCAAGAGGATGGCCGGCGAGGCGAGCAAGCCTTCGCACGTTCGCGAGCTCGCTGGGGAAATCGGCGGCAAGAGGCTTCGGCAGGCGGCCGAGACCGCAGCCGCTGGCAAGAAGCAGCTCCTCGGGGGGATCGGACGGACCGGTGCGCTCTATGGCACCGGTGCGCTGGCCGCTGGTGGTACTGGCCTCGCCGCCAAGAAGGTGATGGACCGCAAGAACGAGAAGGCCGCGTCCGTGCTCTTCGACAAGCTCGCCGAGGAGCGGGCCAACGAGATCCTGCAGCACTACAGCGCCCCGGAAGAGCCCGACTTCGACGACATGATCAACCAGCGTGCCATCGAGATGCTCGAGGCCAACGGTTACACGTTCGAGTAGCCATGGTCTCTCTGGTAGGCGGGGGCCCTCGGGTCCCCGCCGCCACGAGCCCAAAAGGAAAGGGAGAATGCACGTGAGGCTCAACCGCTTCCGATCAATGGAAAAGGATGCCTCCGCTTCTTTCTGGACTTCGTTCTCTGATGAGCTGCAGAAGCTCGCCGCCAAGGACCCCACCAAGTTCAAGGTGCCGAAGCCCGGTACCAACCTCAAGGGCATGGAGAGGTATACTGCTAACCCAGGGAAGACTCCGATCACGGAGCCAGGGAAGGCAAACTCATCCTCAGTGACTATTTCTGGCTTAGGCCGGACAAATGACACAGTGGGAAGGACAGCGACTTCTGCAAACCCGACACCTCAGCCACCTCCAGTGACGTAGGCAGGACAAATGAGCAACCACCAGTCCCTGATCGATGATGCCCTCAATCGGGCCAAGGCCCGTCTGGGCAGCAGCGTGACCAAGCAGGCCTCTGCCGAGGGCGGACTGCTCAAGCAGGCTTCCGAGGTTGCCGACGCGCTGGAGTACCTCTCGATGAAGACTGCTGATGACGGTTCCGTTGCCGGCTCGGCTCGCGTCTCCATCCTGGACAGCTTCTTCAAGGCTGCTGCCGATGGAGGCCCCGTTGCAGGAGCCACCACGACCTCCGGCACCCAGGGCCAGGTCCCTGCCAGCGGCAAGAAGACGATCCAGCCCGGCGGGTCCCCGTCGGACACCAACCCGAAGGCCTCCGAGTCACTCGACGGCAAGATGCCGGAGAACGTCCTGCGGCAGATGCCCCCGGCCACTGCCCCGACCCCGAAGGACAGCGGCAAGGCCGCCAACGTGACCCTCTACGACCTGCTCATGCAGAACAAGGAAGCCGCTGGCGGTGGCCCCCTCGAGATGGAGGCCAACCAGGATCTTCCGGGCCTGTCCGGTGGTGGTGATGGCCGTGCCTTCGCCACGAGGCTGATCGGCAGCAACACCGCTCCGGTCGCCGCGACCAAGCGCGAGGCCAAGGCCCCGACGCGCCCCCGTCTCTCCGAGGTGTGGGGGCACACCAACGACACCCAGGGCGACGCCGAAGCCCGTGCTGTGTGGCCCCAGGCCAACACCAAGGGCGACATCAAGGTCGCCTCCATGGCCCGTGCTCTGCAGCAGGAGCGGGTGAAGGAAGCAGCGGACGAGAAGAAGCAGGAACTCGCTCTCCATCCGGGCTTCATGGAGGGTCAGAGGATGCAGAACCGTGCCATGCGCGCGGGGGACAAGGGGTGGGACAGGCACCTGGCGCACTCCGAGCTGGTCGGAAACCGCGTGAAGGGATCTCTCGGTGGGGCTATCAAGGGGGGTCTCGGAGGTGCTGCAGCCGGCGCCCTTGGAGGTGCTGCAGTTGGGTCTCACCACGGTCGTGGTGGTGCCCTGAGTGGCGCCCTCACTGGCGGAGCGCTCGGTGGCTTCGCGGGAGCAGGGCTCGGCGAGATCCACGGCATGCACAAAGCTGACAAGAAGTGGCTGGCTGATCGCGGTATCAAGTCCCGATGGGGCGGACTCAGCACACGAGTCTCTGACTCGGAGAAGGCCAACAAGTACCGTGACAAGAAGGCTTCCCTCGCTGACTACTCCGAGGTCTTCGACCACATGCTCAACGGTGACTTCGGGGCCGAGGCCCAGAACTTCGCCCTCTCCGTCGAAGGCGGCAAGTAGGAGATCACCGTGAGGCTCAAGGACTTCATGAAGAAGATGGGAACCGTGGAGAAGCGTGCTTCATTCCACCGTATCTCCCACCACTTCTTTGGTGGACTCCGAGGAGCCGAGGCAGTGCTCAAGGTCGCTGCAAACAACGCGGATGAGGCGCCGGTTCACGAGTGCGAGCAAGATTCTCGGAAGAGGAGACTTGCGGAACTCCTGAAGAAGCGCGAACATTCGGAAACCGCAACGGGCTCAGCTTCGCCCAACCCTCCAAGGGGTTCGTGATCATGTCATTCGATCCGCTTCAGATCTCTGCCGTTTCTGCCCGGGCATCCCGAACCATCCGGGAGCTCTCGGAGAAGGTCGCCTCCCTGGAGTCAGAGAACACACAGCTGACCGACAAGATCGCCTCTCTCGAGAGGGAGAAGGAGATCGAGCTGCTCGCGACCGACATGGAAGAGAAGGGTCTCTCAGCCAATCTCTCCTTCGAAGAGAAGGTGGCACACCTTCGCAACTACGACGACCTCAACCAGGTGAAGGAAGCGGTGAAGCTCGCTGCGTCGGGTATCCCCATTGCTTCCGTCTCTGAGGACACCCCAGGACGTGGGGGTTCCGACCCCTTGACTTCCTTCTGCCTCGGCGGAGAATAGAAACCTCCACGCATCATCTGCTACTGTTCCTGAAAAGGAGAAGGCCTCATGGCTGGCAAGTACATCGAGTTTCTCATCCCAGGGTACAGCACCCTCTTCACCAAGGACCGTGCCTACACCCCTGGTGCAGGTGAAGCTGCTGGCCTGAACCCCTTCGACCCCAAGAGCGCACGCCCCCTCATCGAGGGTGAGTGGCTCCAGGACGCGGGGAGCAACAAGCTGACCCGTGGTGGTCTCGGCGTCGCAGTCAGCGGCACCAAGGCCAACGAGAGCACCATCCCGCAGTACGTCTACTTCATGGAAGAGGGGCGCTACGACGCTCAGGCCACGAAGCGGGCGCATGTCGCGTTCGGTCCGGCTGCCTTCGTCTTCCGCTGCAAGCTCTTCGACGACACCGTCACCATTGCCGTCGGTGACTCGGTCTCCGTGTGGGACTACGACGGCCCGGCCGGTGCGTGGGGAAAGGTCCGTCGTTGTCTCGCCAAGGCTTCCGGCTCTGGCTTCAATGTCGGCAAGGTCATCAACAAGGGTGCCGACTACATCGACGTCCTCTACCTGCCTGGTTGCCCGTAAGGGCTGGCCGCGTAGGCTGAACTACACATCCTGAACCGGAGATTCGTCATGGACTACAGCGCCGAGATGGTCAACTCGGGCTTCATCGAGCGGCTGGAAACCGAAGGTCCGACCAAGACCGCCGCTGCAGCCCTCAACTACATCAAGGATCGCCTGCGTGAGGCGAGCTTCGCGGACATGATCGTCCCGAACCAGCGCGTCGTTCGAGGAGACCTGCAGAGGTCGACCGAGCACGACACGCTCGTGAAGATCGTGGACATCGAGCCTGGCTCCCGCGCGCTGACTCTGAACTTCCGGGGCCAGCCCGAAGCGCAGTACGTCACCGGCAAGCGCTACGCGATCACCTTCTGGACGATCTCCAGCCTCAAGTTCGAGATCGTTGAGCAGGAGCTCCTCGCCTACGAGATGCCGGTCACGCGCATCATCGAGGAGAACTCGCTCAAGGACATGCTCGAGGTCAAGGATCGCGAGTTCCTGTCCCACGTCGATGCGTGTATCGAAGCGATGCAGGAAGAGGGCAACCCGGCAGCGACTGGGTTCAACTACACCAACATCGCAGCCGGTACGGCAGTCGGTGTCTCGAAGCTGAAGGGCTCGCTGGCGATGGCCGCCGCGTCCAACGACTTCATCACCTACGCCATCCAGCGCCCCGACATCGTCCGCATCAAGCAGCTGCTGAAGCAGCAGGTCGTCGATGCAGCCGGCATCGTCGTGCGCCAGGGCCGCCTCAAGCCAGCGCTGATGCTGATGACCGAAGTGGACACCGACTACTTCGACACCTGGACCCTCGAGGACTTCGGTGACCGTCTCCAGTCCGAGACGACCACCGACGGCTACACCTACAACAAGGTTCTCGGCCTGCGGATCATCCGCACCATCAAGGTCGACATCCTTCGCCAGGGCAACGTCTACGTGTTCACCGCGCCGGAGTTCTTCGGTCGCAACTACACGCTCAACGACGTCAAGTTCTACATCGACAAGATCGCCAACAGGATCTTCTGGCAGGCGTGGATGGACATCGGCATGGGCTTCGGCAACATCGCTTCGGTGGTGAAGATGGAGCTCTACGGTGGTTCGGTCACCCCTGGTTCCACCGACACCGGGTGGGAAGAGCGTGTCTCGGTCGACGAAGAGGACATCGGCGCCCAGAACAACAAGGCAGCCGACGGCCTCACCTTCCCGCGCATCGAGGTCTTCTAGACCCCCTTCGCGCCGTGAGGGCCTGACGACCTCGGTTCCGGGTATACTCGGGCCCGGGGTCGTCCCCGTTTGAAGCAAGGAGATTTGAATGCGCTGGCTACTTCGGAATGTCATCCGGGACCTCAAGCATGAGGCCCGCAGGCGTCGCAACCCCGGCAAGGTCTGTCGTCGTCCCATCATCGGCGGGAAGCCCCTGCCACCGAACGGGACGCGCTTCCTGCGCCTCCACGACTTCACCGCCAAGCTCCTCGACGAGATCGACGAGAACCAGGAGGCTGGCAACGTCCAGCTCCTCATGGTCGGCCGTGAAGGCGGTGAGCAGAACATCGACGAGCTCCGCGAGCAGCTCGGCTTCAAGATCGTGCCCAAGGGATTCGCTCCGGCGCCCAAGGAGAAGGACCTCCTTCAGCCCGGCATGAAAGTCGACGGCACCCCCATCACCGACGAGGACATGAAGAAGTGGGGCCTCGAAGATGATGGCGGCGGCGGCCTTCCGGACGTCACCGCTGAAGAGATTCTTGCTGAGGAAGAGGGTGAGGGTGCCCCCTCCTACGAGGAAGGGGACATGTCCCCCGAACTCGCGGACATCGAGGCGGTTGAGGACAAGATCGACAACATGCCCGAGGACGACGAGGCGCCGCTCGACCCCGACGATCTCCTCGATGACGACGAGGAATGGGTGGACGACGACGCCCCCTACACCGAGTCCGAGTTGATGGGGCACAACAAGGACGACCTCATCCTCATCCACAAGAAGGTCTGTCCCGACTCCGGGTCTACCGGCAAGACGAAGCAGAAGCTCACGGACGAGATCCTCGACGCGCAGGCAGGTGCTTGATGAGAGCCGAGACCCGTATCCACAACATCAGCGACCGAGGAAACACTCCCATGGCACTGCACGTGGGGGACGAGAAGATCCGCCCGGGCAAGTCTGTCCTGGTGGACTCCTCGCTCATCACCAAGAAGCTGCGGACTCTTCAGGGCACGCAGATCTGGATCGGTGACGTCCTTCCTGGCAAGTACCGTCGCCGCAGCAAGTCTGCTCTCGAAGCGAAGCAGCGGACTCTCGAGCAGGGTACCTCGCCAGCGATGAGTGTGCGGGAGGCCCGCGCCTACCTGGACCGTCTCTCGAAGACGGAACTCCTCCGTCTTTGCGAGTCCATGTCTCCCTCCCTCGAGTTCACGAGTATCCCTACCGAGCGGGTGCTGGTGGCCAGGCTAGGGCGAGCGATCTTCACTGACCGCGTTCTCGATCCGGAGGCGTTCTTCTGGCTCCGCCGGTGGGTGCTGAAGGATGATGTCTACATCGAGAGGGACTGATGAGCGTCGACACGGCTTTTGGAACTGTTGCCCCCATCCCGCAGGCAAGTGCGCGGATGAACCAGGTCGTGGCGATGATTCGGCTCTATCTGCGAGACTACGAACAGCTGAACCGCCTCATCAAGGGGCAGGAGACCAGCAACCGTATGATTGCGTGGGCGGTTGTCGACGCTCTCGATGACTGGAACGCGACCCCTCCTTTTCTTGGGGCTGTGTCGCTGGACAACTTCCCCTCGATCTCCTTGCTGCGGGAGGGGGCAACGATTCGGATCCTCGAGAGCGTCGGCCTTCTCCAGACACGGAATCAGCTGCAGTACAGCGACGGCGGCATCTCCGTTTCGGTGTCGGACAAGACCCCGATGCTGATGCAGTGGATTCAGATGATGCGGAACTCCTATGAGCAGAAGAAGAACCGGATGAAGTCCTCGATGAACATCGAGATGGCCATGGCCGGGGCCGGTACATTCTCGGAGTACTTCATCATCAATGGCACCTACCTGCTTGGGTACTGAGGACCGCATGGACTTCTTCGGCATGTTGGACATGAGCATCCCGAACAGCGACTGGACTGCGCTGTTCCCGGCTACTCGACGCGCTGCGGCCACGAAGCTGTGGGCAGACCTCTCTGACGGAGAGAAGACTGCCTCTGCCTCCAGCGGAGAGGAGCTCTGGAAGAGGTCACCAACGCTGCAGCAGAAGATGGATGCGGCCGCGTTCTGGATGGCCATCTCTGACCCGAAGCCTCCGGCCGAGGAGCCCAAGATCACCTCCGAGTGGGACGACCCAGAGCCCGAGTACGAGGAGAAGGAGGCATCCTTCGTGAAAATTGCTGGGACGACGGCCGACGCCACCGCCCAGCTGGTGAGCCTCAAGAAGAAGTTCACCGTCGGCAAGGGAGAGAAGATCGACATCGGGAAGACGGCTGCTCTCACTCCCGGCCAAGCTCGGGGTCTCGGCTCTGGTATCGGCGCTCTCCTCACAGGCGCCTACGGAGCCGTCGGTGAGTACCGCGCATCCCGGCCTCGACAGGGTGGTCTTTCTCGGAAGGAGATCGGTCTCCGTGCCAAGCTCTACGAGCGACAGACCCTCGCCACCAACGAGGGTGAGTCCCCGCTGAAGGCGTTCAAGCGACGCATCGACGAGAGGCATCTGCAGGAGGCCGAGTTCTCGCGGAATCGCCCCCTTCTGTCCTCCGCCATCGTGTCGGTCCCCTACGCTCTCGCAGGTGCAACTGCCGGCTACCTGACTGGGAAGCGGCTGGTTCCATGATTCATATCCTCAACGAGCGCGTGGTCTCCTTCTCCAGGGAGTACCTGGACATCTACTGGGAGATCGCCCCAACGAACGACGACCTCCAGGAGTGGGAGTTCTACGTCGAGCGCTCGGAGGCGGAGGGAGGGCCATGGGTCCAGGTCGCTGGCCCCATGATCGATAGGTACTACGTCAGAGACAACACAGTCCCTACTATCTCGAACTCGAGGATCTTCTTCTACAGGATTCGAGCTCACCAGCCTTCCATTGGAAAGGGGTTCTACTCGAGGGTCATCGACCGTGAGGGTGACCCCGACCTCATCGCTTCCGAGATCATTCGGAGAGAGCAGCTTCTCTGGAGAGAGCACGCCGGGGTGCAGATGTGGGTGTTCCCCATTCGGACGTTCGGGCAGCGGTGCCCACAGTGCTACGACCCCGTACTCGGCAAGAGGAACCAGGACTTCTGCGCCACCTGCTTCAACACCTCTTTCTCTGGGGGATATCACTACCCGATCTCTTTCTGGGGGCAGGTCGATGTGCCAGAGGGCGCGGATCAGATCACCATGGATGACCACCGCCAGACCGAGTACTACGTCATGAGGGCAGGACCGACCCCCTCCATGAAGCCACTCGACCTCGTCATCGACCATATGAACAGGCGCCACCGGATCATCTCCATAGGCGGCACGCTGAAGACAGGTGCTAGTGTTCGCCAGGAAGTTCGCCTCGTTCAAGTTCAGAAGGGCAGCGTCGAGGACAAGGTCCCGCTGAAGATCGAGGAGGACAAGGTGATCTTGAGACCTCCCCGGAACTACACCAACCCCCAGAACCTCGAGGACGCCACCAGCGATGTCGCAATCGACTCCATCCTCGATACCCTCTACAAGTACTGATATGGCAGTTCCAACCACGACTCCGAAGAAGGAATCCAAGTTCTCGAGGGTGCCGTGGAAGCCCATCGTGGCTGCGGTTGGTACTGCCGGGGCGGCTCATCTTCTCGGGTACCTGACATCGGGCGCTGTCTCCAAGGGCATCAGCAAAGTTCCCGGGGTGAAGGGGTACTGGAACCAGCTGACTCCTCGAAATCAGAAGGCTCTGGCCACCGGTATGGTAGGGCTCACCGGCACAGCTATCCCCATCGCCGTCCTTGGACAGCAGCTTGCATCTCGGGCCCATCTCGAAGATGAGATGGAACGGGAAAAGTCGGCACATGTGACGAAGACCGCTTCGGTTATCATGGTCTACCGCACAGCACTGGAGAGGTCCCGGGGATGACAGACACGTTCATCCGGCATGAACGAATCTGCGAGGAGATGGAGCAGGATCCTCTTCTCTACTGCCAGCGTCTGTACACCAAGTACCTCCAGGGTCTCTTCAACTTCATGCCCGCTGGGCACTGGCGCTGGGACCCGGACCAGGAAATCACCGAGATCGTCATCCGTGGCGAGGCTCCTCTCGACATGAGAACGGTTGGCAAGAAACCTGCCATCACGGTGGTGATGGGACCAGCCTCGTTCCAAGGTCTCGGCATCGACAACCTGCTCTACCAGGATTTCGCTACGGATACGAAGGTCCACACTGACCTGATGTCCGGGAACCTCGTCGTGTACTGCCTCGCCGAGAGCGACACCATCGCGATGAGGCTGGCTCACATCGTCCAACACTACACCCGAGCTGAGCGACAGCTACTCGAGCAACCTGGCGGATTCTTCGCCATCGCTCGTCCGTCTCCAACCGTAAATACCCCAAGTCCCCCCGGAGGCCTGATTTCAGGTGACCCGATGGGG